TACTCCTTGACGTAGGTGTCTGGTTCTAGAAAAAGATCGTGCCCTATTTCGGCCATTTCATCGCAGAGGCGCTTTTCAACACCCGGTATAGACAGGATGTTTTTTTCAATGATCAGCTTAGCCTCATGGCTGATATTCTTGATCAGATCATAGGCACGATAGACGCCCGTTTCGTCTTTCTCGTGCATCCAAATAAAGCACAGATCGAGGTCTTTGATAGGCTCATCTGAATCGCCGCGCATATATTCGGCATCAAATTCCATCGATAGGCCTTCGAAGTCAATTGCATGGGTTATGATGGTTCGCATTGTGGTTTCTCCTGTTTACGTGGTTCTGTTTATAACTAAAAGGTTTCGAGAGGGTTAATCACGGTTTCGTGATTAAAGGATAAAAGCCCACGCGAGCGCGGCCCATATGCCCATGAAGAATCCGGTTGCGACTAGGCCAAATGCCGCAAGGGCAAGCCAAGGGGTCTTAGGTGGTGGTGGTGTGTAGGTTGCTTGTGGCATACGAATCCGCAGGGGGCTTGAATCGTTTTCGTCATCTTTGCGTGTCATGTTGCGCTTAAAAGCTAAATTGGTTTCGAGAATTTCCAGCGTTTTGATTGATATTTGGTCAATCGTCGGGGGGGTTTCTTTGGTCATGGGTTAAACCTTTTTGTAATTGTCAAGGTGACTTGAAATAGGCCTTTAGGGTCAGGGTCTAACGGGAAGCTAGGGGCAAGCCCTAGCGTCCTATAGATGCTAGGCGGCAATTGCCATAGGCGCATAGTCGCGCAAGACGAATCCGGACATATCGGCTTTAGCACGTGATCCTTTAGGCGTTAGGCCAATGACGCAACCTTTGGGGTCAAGGTGACGCAAATCGTGCAAGTCACCATTGATGACGGGGTAGCCATGCCACGTAGCAGGCAATTCGCCGCCAAAGACGATTGCAACATTGTGACCTTGGCCTAGGGCGGTCAAACATGCCGCGTCATTGTTTTCAGCGCGACTAAATGTCAGGCTAAGGTTGCTAGGCGCCTTGGCTAAACGGGATGCAATTTTAGTGTAATCAACAAATTGAACGTCTGGAAAACGCTCGAGCAAGGTCAAGCGGTCTGGTCCATAGCGCATATTCTCAAACGATATGTCGGTAGAACCGTTTAAACGAACGCAAGGGGTCAATCCTGCCTTAGCAGCCTTGGCGACTAGGCGAGTGATTTGACGTTCTAGGTGGCGGAGGTATGTTTCGCGGTCATGCATGAACATGCGCGCCTTAGCTATGCGACTTTCGCGAACGCTATTCGTGCCATGTTCTAGGTCAGCAACCATTGAGGCTTGGCCAGAGTACTTGCCAAGGCACAAGGCCTTGCATCCTTCTGTAGCGTTGACGCAAAGGTTGCCAACCCCTGCGGTGTTATATGGCGCCATATAATGGATACCGTTAAGATAGCCGTATTTTGTGGCCTTTTCGGCTTTGGCGCTATCGATAGACAAGAGGCGGTCAAACTGAATAGTCATGATTTGCGTTTCCTTCGTTTGCATCGTTTTTGAGGTTGCTAGGGTCTAATGATACCGCCCCGTGATGGAGCGGTATGGTTAGAGGCTAGGCTTCTAGGTCTTTAGCGCGGCAAGCCTTTGTGAACGTGACATGCGATGGGCGAGGGGTATGGCTACCGCCAATATAAGTGTCCAGACGCTGCAAGAATGCCGACAGATAATCCTTCTGGAATTCCTGCAGAACTGAGCCGACAGGGTGACGGGAAAACTCTCGTGCGCGTGACTTAACGTCCGGCTCACTCTGTGGCCAATAAGGATGAGGTAGCGTTTCGTTACAGATAGCTAGGGCAGCGTCCGAAAGGTCTTGTGTCCAGATGGTCATTTGTTTGTCTCTCTTGTGTTTGTTTGTTGCGATTGAGTAACCCTTCTACGCCCTCTTATAAGGATGTAAATTGGGGCAGGGTCGATATCACAACATTGTGATCGGTTTCGTGATCTTTTTTTGTCTGCGTTGTTTGGAAGGCTCGAAAGATGGACTGGTTACCGCGATTTCGTCCAAATATTGAGGTGCCTTTAGGGCCGATTCAAACAAGCGTTTGGACACTATCCTAAGTCGCTAATGTCCATGGGTACTTAACCATAGATTGCAGACATGGTTCTAAATGTCCGTAAATGTCCGCTCATGTCCGCATTTGGCAGACATTGCATCGAATGGACATTTACGGACATGTGTCCGGAGGACACGTCCGTGTCCAAATGTCCGGCGGTTTTTGGTATGTGTTTTGAGCTGCTCCATCGACTAGCCTCCGCGTCTCATTATAGACCGCGCATAGCGTGCCCTGGTTGACGTGTGCAGCTCTTTAGGGCTTGCGCCTAGATACGTGACCTTATCGGCTGTATCGGCTCTGTATCGCTTCTCTCGCGTTTTATGGGGGTTGCGCGATTGATTGGCGTTATTGTGCAATCCGTCAATAACTAGCGATAGGGTTATTGTATGGATCGTCAGTAAGAGGGGCGAAGCTGCGCCCACGCGCCCCCTCCCCCTTTCGCCAATAAATCCCCCTCCCCCATCATGCGTTACACGCAATATCCCTAAGGCATATGGTCAAGGCCTGGTCACGCCATGCCCCTGCCTGCCCCTGCCCTTCACGCAATGCCCATTAGGGGGGGGGCAGGGGGGGTATAGGCACGCAGGGGGGGGCATGGTGGCAGTGCTGACATTTTTGTCAGTAGGGGGGGGTAGGGCCCGCCGGCAGGGCCCTCTGGTACGGAGCGTTCGTGAACAAAATTTTATTTTTTAAAAATCCATGCTACAACGCCCTCGGTCCTCCCGACCTGACTAGCCCCCGCGTCGCACGTTTGCAGACCGGGGGTCTTTTCTTGCGTAAAACGCATTTGCGTATTATCGTGCAGCCATGACATTCCACTCGATCCCGCACGCTCCCAAAAGCGTCAAGGCGACGCAAGCGCAACTTGATGCGATATACCATGCGTCAAAGAAGGGCTTACGCGGCGACAACCTGGCCCTCGCGGCCAACATCCAGCCGAGCGATTACAACAGGCTTATCCAGTTCGATCAGGACGCAGAGCTTGCGGAACTCAAGGGCAGGGCCGACACCGAACTGGAACTGAGCAACGCCTTGCACGAGGCAGCGTTAGGCGGCGATGCAAAGTCGGCGCTGGAGATCCTCAAGCACCAGCACGGCTGGGTCGCCAAGCAGCAGATCAACATCGACGTTGACCAACGCATCAGCATCACCCAGGCCCTTGAGCAGGCCAACAACCGCGTGCTAAAGATCATCGACGCGCCGTACACCGTGCTGACGGACGGCGCACAACAACACAAGGAAGGATAAGCAGATGGCTATGAAAAAGGGCACTAAGGTTCTTGGCGCGGATAGAGACAAACGCGGGTTTACAATCCCCCAATTTGGTCCTACTGGCCCTGCGACAACTGACCCCAAAAAGGTGGGTAAGAAATCGATGGGCACGGGCAAACCACCTTACAAACGTGCCTAACAATGGCTAGCAAAGGTAAAGGCCCATCCCTGTCGGTCGGTCGCGGCGAGAAGCTATCGGTCAAGGCCGGCGCTGGCCTGACGGCCAAGGGTCGTGCCAAGTACAACGCGGCTACGGGGTCCAACCTCAAGGCTCCCGCACCCAATCCCAAGTCCGACGCGGACAAGGGACGTAAGGCATCCTTCTGCGCCCGGATGTCCGGGGTTGTCAAAAACGCCAAAGGCCCAGCAGAGCGGGCCAAGGCATCACTCAAGAGATGGAAGTGCTGATATGAAACCTGGTCTGTATGCAAACATCAATGCCAAGAAAGCCCGCATAGCCGCAGGCTCCAAAGAAAAGATGCGTAGCCCCGGCGACAAGGGCGCACCTTCGGCCAAGGACTTCAAGGAAAGCGCCAAGACGGCGAAGAAGCCCAAGCCTAAAAAGTGAACACCGCTAGCGCATCCTTGCCCTTTCACCAGTACGTCTGGGTTGATAGGGCTTTTATTCGTAAAGACGAAACAGGTTTCGAACCTGCGGTTTGGTTTGGGCTGCATAGCCATCCCGGCAGGGCTTGGGGTTGCACGGTAATGCTAGAGTGTGGGGCGGTCTATCGCAACCTGCCGCCTCACGCTTTAGCGTTCTCTAAGACGCCCCAATGCCCTTGGACGCTTTCAGAAGCTCTCAGGTGGGATTGCTACGGCTGGCAGTTTGCTCTCCACCGTTACGCATACCTTGTGGGTCTTCAGGCTAGAACTAAAAAAGGGGTTCTATGTGACTACCTGTTTACGGCTATCCCTGTTGAAGACGGGTTTAGCGACGACCCAAGCCAGAACAAAGAGTTCATGTTTATGAAAACCGCCGGTAGCCGTCTTTTGATCCTACCGACTAACGACCTACTGTTTGTGGAAAAGTCGTTTACGGTTGACGCAGGCTGGCCCAAACTGCGGACTTCGGATACCGTTTGGACCTGCGAGGGTCTTTGATATGCGCGTAGAAATCCAAGGTGTCTAATGCAAACGACGCAGTATAGCTCCGCCGAAGAAATGCAGTTGATGAGCCGGCTATGGTCGCCGGCCATAAAGGACGATCCGCTGGCGTTTGTAATGTTCACGTTCCCGTGGGGCCAAAAGGGTACACCGCTAGAATACTTTACGGGGCCGCGCAAATGGCAACGGGAAGTGCTTTCGGACCTCAAAGAGCACATCAAGCAGAACAACGGGAAGCTGGATTTTGACACCTTCCGCATGGCGACATCATCGGGGCGCGGTATTGGGAAGTCTGCGCTCGTCTCATGGCTGGTGATCTGGATGCTATCAACGCGGATTGGCTCGACGACCATTGTGTCGGCCAACTCTGAATCGCAGCTACGGTCGGTCACATGGGCCGAGATAACCAAGTGGCTAGCCATGAGCCTCAACAGCCACTGGTACGAGGTTGCGGCCACACGCATCATGCCGGCCAAGTGGCTAACGGAACTGGTTGAGCGCGACCTCAAGAAGGGCACGCGCTACTGGGCCGTCGAGGGGCGGCTGTGGTCGGAGGAGAATCCGGACGCCTACGCGGGCGTGCACAACTACGACGGCGTACAGCTTATCTTTGACGAAGCCTCCGGTATTCCCGACACCATCTGGGCCGTGGCAAGCGGCTTCTTTACCGAGAACACGCCCAACCGCTTCTGGCTAGCGTTCAGCAACCCCCGCCGCAACACGGGGTACTTCTACGAGGCCTTCAACTCTAAGCGGGACTTTTGGCGAAACAAGGTTGTGGATGCCCGCAGCGTTGAAGGAACCGACAAGGCGGTGTATCAGCAGATCATCGACGAGTATGGCCCAGACTCAAGTCAGGCCCACGTCGAAGTCTATGGGATGTTTCCTAATGCCGGTGACGATCAGTTTATTTCTAGCCTTGTTGTAGATGAGGCAATGAAACGTGAGCGGTATAAGGATAACACCGCGCCCATCGTCATAGGCGTTGACCCTGCACGCTTCGGCGCGGACGCGACCGTTATCGCTGTACGTCAGGGCCGAGACATTATTGCCATTAAGCGTCATCGCGGAGATGACACGATGGAGTCAGTGGGACGGGTAATCGAGGCTATCGAAGAGTACAACCCAACGCTAGTCGTGATTGACGAGGGCGGTTTAGGGGCAGGCGTTGTGGACCGGCTTAAGGAGCAGCGTTACAAGGTCAAGGGCATCAACTTCGGCAACAAGGCCAAGAACCCCCTGATGTACGGCAACAAGCGTGCCGAGATGTGGGGCGAGATGCGCGAGTGGCTCAAGACCGCTTCGATACCTGGCGACCGTTTCCTTAAAACCGACCTTATTAGCCCGACTATGAAGCCTGACAGCAAGGGGTCTATCTTCCTTGAAAGCAAGAAAGACATGAAAGCACGCGGCTTGGCATCGCCCGACGCGGCTGATGCGATCTGCGTCACATTTGCTTTTCCGGTAGCTCACAGAGAATATCTTGCGAAAGATACGAAACGCGCCTATTCTTCGGGCAGCAGTGCAACCAATTCCTGGATGGGGTCTTAATATGTCCGTAAATACTAAGTCAATCGGCGTTGCCTTTGAAGACCAAAACATCGTTGGATCTGACAAGATCTTGTCTGCTAGCCAGTTGGGCTACACCTCGGACGCGCAAGGCACCGTCACGCAGGCGACCAGCAAGTCCACCGCCGTCACGCTCAACAAGTCCGCTGGCGTTATTACGATGAACAACGCATCGCTAGCAACCGCCACGAACGCTACATTCACGCTGAACAACAGCCTGATTAGCGCCAACGACACGGTCATCCTGACCATTTCGGGTGGTCAAGCTACCGCAGGCTCGTACAACGCATTTGCTAACTCGCTTGCCGCTGGTTCGGTCAGCATTACCTTGCGCAAC